CTAAAAATGTCTAGATACTTCCGCAACCTACCAAACTTTGAGTACATCTCTCGTATCAATGAGAGAAAAACTAATAAGGATTTTATTACTGTTAAAAATCTTTTCCGTAGACCTGTAATAAGAGAAGATTTATTTGCAGACTTCATGTCATTCACCAAGTATCAAATCGTTGGTGATGAACGTCCAGATGAAGTTGCATACAAAGTCTACGGTGATTCAAATTTAGATTGGATTGTCCTCCTCTCAAACAATATTGTTAATGTAAGAGATGAATGGCCATTAACCCAACAAGATTATAGAAACTATTTGATTGAAAAATATGGTAACGATACTGATGCACTAGATGTTATTAAATTCTACGAGACTGAAGAGATAAAAGACTCTGAAGGAAAAGTATTTGTTCCTAAAGAAATGAAAGTTGACTCAACATATAAAGTAAGTTTCTTAGACAGTGGAACCAACAAGATAGTTGAAGTAAGTCCAATACAGGGTATCACTTACCGTACATATGAAGACAGACTTCAAGAGGATAAAAGAAACATTAACCTCCTAAAGTCTGAATATGTGTCAATAGTATTAGATGATATAGAAACTCTCTTGGATTATGAACAGTCTACAGAATATATAAACCCAGTTCTCAAGAGAGCATCCAACCCGAACTTGGGTTAATTATTCCTCAGCAAGTTTCTGGAAATAACTTAAAGCATCATCCTCATCAGCATCAGGTGCTGAAGCAACTGCTGCAGCAGCAACAGGTGTTGGATCATCTTCTTGTACCACCTCCTCATCAATACGAGGACGCTGTGCTTGCTTCTGTCCAAGTACAGACTTAAGACGACGTTCTAAATCTTCGTATGATTTGAAGTTAGACTGTGCTGTAAAGTCTGCAAGTGGGTACTCTTTTTTCCAGAGTGCTTCAAGTGCATCATCGTCATCAAGGAGAGGTGAAGGAGCATCAAACTCTGACTTGTCATAATTCCAGTAACCATCAACCTTACGTATCTTAAGTTTGAAGTTTGCACCTTGCCAGAAATCGAAAGGATTAATGGGTGTTTCATCTTCAAACTCTGGTTGCATGGCGGCCGTTAACTTATCAAATATCTTCTTCCCAAATTTAAATAGGAAGACTCCTCCTTCATTGTGAGGATTAACTGGATCCTTCACAACATAGATGTTTGCATAGTAGGAAAGCTTACGCTTCTGTCTACGAACAACATCCTTGTCACCATCATTACCACTGTTCCATAAGTCCCTATTGTATTCTGATACAGGATCCTTAGCACCAAGAGTGGTGAGAGAATTCTCAATGTACCAACCACCTGGTCCTTGGAATGCATGGGAGTATACCTTTGCCCAAGGTAGATCCTCTCCATCAGTTGCAGGAAGGAAACGAATAACAGCATAACCATTACCAGACTTATCCAGTTCTGGTTTCCAAAGTCGCTCATCAGCACCACCTTTGGTAGTGTTCGTCTTCTCGATCTCCTTAACTAGTTTGGAGGTCAGCGATCCAAGAGAAGACTGTTTCTTTAGGCTTGAAAAAGACATAGATTTGGCTTTTGTTTTTAGATTTGGCTTGTTTGTACTTGATTATTATAAGATCAAAAAGAACTATTGTCAACCTGCTGTTTCATAATCCCAATCATCTTTTCCATATTGGCAAAGACATTGGCCATATCGACATCTTTGGGCATCCCCATCATGACGGCAGATTCTTGAATGTTCTCCTTCATTTTTTTCGCTTGAGGATCATCTGATAAACTCATACGAGCATAGAGTATCCTTTGTTTCTCAAGAAGTTCCATAAGTAAATCAATATGTTCTTCCTTTTCTTCATTATCCATTTGAGGAAAATTAAAGACACTACCATAGATCTCCTCTTGGAGTTCTTGAATGTCTGTCATCTCCTTACGGACAAGATCTGAATCGAAAAACGTCAATTCCTTTCAACCTCCTCAGTTGTTTCTGTTTGGGTTTCAGTTTCAGTTTGACTGTCTTGAATTTGTTCAAGAACATCAATAGCACCTAGAAGTTTAAGACGAGTCTCACTGACACTAACCAGTTGCTCCCTTAAACTTTTAAGTACTTCATCATTAGTCATGGCCATGAATGACAACCTCTTTTAGAACTTTTTTGTAACGGTGTACATTAATATTTAGGAAGGGTGTGTACTTTTTAATCCGTCTACTGACGGTTTCCCACACTGGATCCTTTAACTTCTTATCAAAGTTTTTAACGTACCCAAGTATTCTATCACATATTACCATAGTTTCCAAACTTGTAAACCCACCAAGATAACTTTTTAAAATAGGAGGGTGTCCATTACTACAATCAAAGACATCATCGACTCTCTGTTCATCAAACAATGATGTAGCATCTTCTTTAAAAACATAAGACAGTGACTGAACTTTCTTCTGCCACTGTCTAAAATTATTATCTCCCTCTCTTATAATCTCTCCTATCCATAAAGTCTCTGGATCTTTACATGATACAAAGTTTGCTACAAAAAAATCTTCTATCTCCTTATCTGGATGTGCTCTAGCCATCTTCTCAAAGAAGTATCTGTCCTTGCGCTTATGAAATGCATTTAAAGAAGCACGAGAACGACCACAGTACTTGTGGTAATCATACTTATCTCTAGTGAAGTGTTGCTTCATTGCAAGATAAGTTTTATATGTTTCAAATGGCATCATCCCTCAAATGGTTTGATAATAATCCGATTGTTTTCGTAGTCTGCTTTAAACTCTAACTCAACATCATGCTCCCACATAAGTTCTTCATACAATGCATTGAGACGATCCATGTCCTCCCAAAGATTATTGATATGTTCTGGCAAATGATCGTCTTCCATTTAAAAAAAGTAATAGGGGGAAAAATTGGCAGGATTTTTTTTGGGTCTTTTATGAAACTAGATTGGCAATTTCGCACGAGATGTACGTTTTAAAAAGTTTAACTCCTGTGCTGTGTACTTTAATTTTTCTTTCAGAGGTTTTGATAATAATTTAGGTACGGACTCAAGTTCAATTGTGTTCTCATCACAGTAAACTATGATTGCTTCGATATAATTAAGTGAATCATTTTCTTGCACTAACTTTTCGATGTCTTGTGCAAATTTGGATGGACAAAGAAACTTCTTCTCCAACACTGCGTTTAGTTCTTTATCCATTACCATGAGATTTGAGATTAGAGGAGACAAATTTCTTTATATACTTAACTAGTAGCTTAATATACTCGTCTTTGTTGCGTTTGTCAAATATTTTTACGTCACCACCAGGTGTAACCATCATAGTAATAAGTTTCTTAACAGGTATACCTGTTAACTCATAATACATACATGCATATGCAGTTTCCTGAACGAAATAGTTCTCCAACCACTTCTCTGGTTTGATCTTTTCAGATGTCTTAAAGTCAATGACTGCTAGTTCGCCTTCATATTCAGCAATGCAATCAACACGACCAGCAATGCCAAGATACTCTGAGTAGAGAGTACGCTCGATTGCATGAACATTTTGAATCTTATCAAGGTAAGGTTTAGCATGATGGAACATAAATTGTGTAGCTGGAAGGAAGTTATTCCAATCCAATTCTTTATTCTCTAAGTAAGACTGTGCTGCTTCATGGTAATCAGTACCACGAGTAGTTGCTTTCTTAGTAATGCGATTTGCTTCTTCCTCACCCACACGCTTACGCCATTTGGCAAAGATGTGTCGATTATAGAAACTAGTAACTGAAGTAATAGAAGGAACCCACTCACCGTTAGGGACTTGATACAGTCTACAACCAGGTGTTTCCTTCTTTTCTAATTCAATGTCACCGAGATAATTACAATGATCAAATGTCATAACATACCAAGAGAATGCTTTGCTAAGATGTATTCTTTAACCAATCCTGAACGAACGATATCATTGATATCAAATTCAACAGAGGCAAATGATTCCATCATAGAAATAACTTTCATAAAATCACCAAGGCCAGAACGTTCATGGTTGTTACGAAGATCAGTTTGAACTCCGTCGCCACAGAAAATAATCCTAGAATTATCTCCTACTCTAGTAATTATACTATCTAACTCGTGAAAATTCAAGTTCTGACATTCATCAACAATAACAATAGCATTATCTAATGTAGTACCACGTATGAATGAGGTAGACCAGAAGGTAATAGTTTCCTGAGTTTTAAGATTACCATAAAGCATTTCAAAGTCTGTATCAGATGGCATCTGAAACATATACTTCACCATCTTCTTGTATGGAACCTGAAAGAGATAAGATTTATCTTCATGATCTCCTGGTAGGAAACCAATTTCACGTGTCGATACAAGAGAACGAACGATGTAAATCTTTTCGTATGGTGTATCTAAATCAAGAACTTCTTTAAGTGCTTTGTATAATGCAATGAATGTTTTACCTGTACCAGCACATCCATAGGCAAACAAATGCTTACCTGCATCATATTCTTCAAAAAATTTCTCTTGGTTTGCAGTAAGTGGATCAATATCTACAAGGAGATCTGCATTGATAGGTTTCTTTCGTCTCATTTGTTTAGCCGTTAGTCCTACTCCAATGGGATCGTCAGTCTTTTTCTTTCTTGGCATACTAATAGTCCCCCAATCCTTGTGTTGTACCTATATTTCTCTTTGCTAATCTTGCATTAATGCCCCCAGATTTTTCGGCCTTCTTGAGGACTTCACCCCATCCAGGATTCTTATTAAGAAGTTTATCTTTCCATTCACCCACCTCACCTACACCAGGCATGGTAGATGGA